CATTCGCAGTCACATGGCAGACGGGAATCTTGTACGTCAATCGCAGAATGGAAAAGATTCAGTGGTCTTCGGTCCATCTGTTTACGACGTACCACTGCTTCCGTACGAAAGGGAACTAATCAAGACTGTTGGGATAACGGAAGAGGAGTATAAATTTTTTACGGCTGAAGTTAAGAAGAGGGGGAAATTAAGACCAGCGGAGTACGCGCACATTCCTGATATTCGATGTGAGCCAGCGACAACAACAGCGATTTTGGTCAACCTTGCGATCAGCTTGGTCCTGACCGGTGTTGCTTATCTGCTTTCACCAAAGCCCAAGATGCCAAGTGCGTCTAAAAGGGATGGCGGCGGCACCATAGATACTGGCGATGTCAATGGAGCAAGCCGTTTTACTCCTTCACGCGGATTTGAAACGCTTGCAACGCTTGCAGATTATGCCGCCCCAATCCCAATTATTTTTGGGCGTTATGACAGCAGGGAAAAGGAAGGCGGAATGCTGACCACGCCTAAGCTTGTGTGGTCGCGAATGTTTAGTGAGGGCACAAATCAAAGGGCGCAATTGCTGTTTGTTGTTGGCGAGCAAGGGGAAAGCAACGGAATTAAAAAGCCGGATTTACAGGGCATTTTTCTAGGTAACAACGTGTTGGATTCTGTCTTCAAAGATTTTTATGCTTTCTACTGGAAAAGAGACAGCTCTGATGACAACAACAGAAGAATTAGAGCAACTGACAAGGCTTATGGCACCAACAACGGGGCAGCGACAGGCGACCCTTTAACGACAACCGGCGAAGTCTTTATTTGTCCTACGCCTGACGGGCCAAAGCAAGTTGCATTCTGCCATGCGTTTTCTCCTGCAAACAATACAGAATTTGGCGTTTACGATCCAATTGCAAACGGCACTGGCTACCGGTTGAACTATGAGATTATTTCAATACCAGTAGATCAAACAGAGGATGCCAAAAGAACGCAGACTTTAGCTCGCGTCAAGATTGCGGGCGATAACAACGAAGTTAGAAGAAAAGGAGGCAGCAATGGAGACAAAAATCAAATCAATCAAGTTGCACGACAAGGCCAGCAAGGCATGGGACGTAATTACAGCCCACGCATGGGCATTACTAGGCTTGAAAGAACAAAAAGTGGCGGGGTTGAAACAGCAAGCTCGTCAGATTTGCGCAAAACAGTTGCAAGCATCAGGAACGGCGATGTTGCACAGTTCAGAATTTGCCGCGAATCAATTGACGATGATCTGTATTTAGTCGATGGGAAAGGCGAAAGTGTTTCCGATATTAATAGTGCTGTTCGTTCTGCTCAGTTTGCGGCTGATGACTCAATGCGCTTGGGAGAGCAATTCCAAATAGGCGGTTGCATTTGGAAAGTAACCGCACGCAGTAGGCCACGTTTTGCCCCTGATGCGCCAAATCCTCAAGATCAAAGAATTGAGTTAACGTGTATTGATACTGGTTTATCTTTAGAAAAGAAAATTGGCATTGTAAGTTTAGATTCTGTACTAGAGCCTAAAGATGGATACATAGGCGATACATTTGAAGATTCTGATGGACCGCAAACTATTGGCGAGGCTTTTTGGCCGATCACTAAAGTCGCCATTGGCGTGGTGCGTAATAACCGCCCAGCAATAGCAACGGAGATAGGCATTAAAAGCACTGTTTTTCAAAACCTAAAAGGTCTGTGTGCTTTTTCAGGGCTGCCTACTGTTGACGAAACTAACGATTACGACGAAGACAACTTACAAGTAAAGACTGGACGAATTAATTCTTATATTGTTAGAACATCGGTTTTTCGAGTCTTTGTAAGACAGGTTGGATCGGATAATTCAGCTTTTAATTTAATTCCATTGTATTTCGCAATTAGAGGCCATCGCCCTGTTGCTCAATATACGTTTATTCGATTTGAAAACTCAGATCTTGGAGAGGCGGAGCTTGAGTTTCAATTCGCTCAATTGTCTGGGTCGGAATTGCGAGGGCTCAATGAAAGTACCGTAATTCTTGACATGTCCGAACCTGGAAAAAACAATGCAAGTAATAGCATAACAACAGATGTCAATGTTCCTGTTATTGGAAGAATGAAAATTACAACCCCAGGCAGTAAGACTACAAAATCGTTAATAACAAAAAACAAAGAGTTTTTGAAAAATTTTAGAACAATTACGGGTAGTGTAACTAACAAAATTCCTGAAACTGTCATTAAAGGGGACAACCGTCCTGAGCCTATAGGCGGCAGATCTGCTGTTGGGATACTGGATAAACAGGCAAATATTGCTTTTGACGCAAGCGGAAATGATCCTTTTGTTAAAGGAGGCAAAACCGGCGCGTTTACTTACGCTTTGGCTGGCAATCCAGACGCAGCACCTACACAATTCCTAACGCTTAAAACAACTGAATACCACAACAACAATTATGAGAAATGGATGGTAATTCAGTGGACATTGCGTAGAGAAGTTCTCGCGTCTGATCATTACGCAAGAGCAATAAATGGGCAGCTCACAACATGGGTTGTTGATGGGGCAGAAATCATGAGCAGCGGCCCTGGTTTTTCAAAAAAAGGAGATCAAGGCAACTCAGTAGTTAATATTAAAAGAGGACAAGACAGAACAGATATCCTTAACAGCAGTTCCATTTCGGGTGGGCAGTATCCGGCAACTAATCCTTTTGTTGCAAACCATCCAAATGGAATCATGAAGTCATCCGGTCAACGGTATAACATTACTGACCTTGAAGTAATTGATACATATCACGGCAGAGCGCAGGGTTATCGATATGTGCTATTTGGGGATGCCAGATCTTTCCCTGTCGGCACAACCAAAGAAATAATAAAAAGCCTAACGCACAGAGTCGATTCGTCTAAAAAACTTAGGTTAAAGTTAAAAGCCACGGTTAAAACACTAGACGCTGGGTATCAACTTAATGAAACAATAGGATGGAGCATTCCAAAAATGACAGTCGTTATAGATGGGTTTACGACAAACAACATACAAATAAATGATTCTTTTCGGGACACAGTAAACATAACTGCTTCTAATCCTTATCGAACTGTTTATGATGTAGCTGGCGTCGATTATGAAGTTACAAACCTTAAGTCGGTAGACACAGATTTACCTACCGTAGAAAAAGGTGATTTTGAATTTGCAGAGCAAACACAATACACAGACATTAGTCATTATCGAGATCTTGTTGAAAAATCCAACGCAAACTCTCCTGAGCATCAGATTGTTTACGTTAATGAAATTCAAGAGTACGAAAACGAACAACCCCCTGTCATGAATGACTTGACGCTTGCAGGGTTGTCACTTAAAGCGGGTCGTAATTTTAGCCAGCTTGATCAGTTGCGTTGTTGGCTAGCTGAAGGTATTCCGGTGGAGCGGTTACATCCAAACAAACAAACAGCCTATGAGGATGGCTTTGCCACTGGCCCCAGCAACCTTTTAACTGATCTTGTCTATTACTTGCTTACTAACCAAATGGGTGGGGCTGGCGGATTGCTGGGCATGACCGCAGGCGATCCTTTCTTGGTTGACAAGCCCGACATGATCGATACATCTAAATTTTTGTATGAACAAAAATTGTTTTTTAACGGTCCAATAACTGAAAGAACAAACCTTCGCCAATTTATTGCAGACGTTGCCCCGTATTTCTTGTGCAACTTTGTCGTGACTGATGGCAAGTTTTCTTTAAAGCCTGCTTTTCCTGTTAACAGCCTTGGGCAGTTCAATCAAGGGGCCGTGCCTATTGCGCAGCTATTTACCGAGGGCAACATTTTGGAGGATAGCTACAAAGTTGAATATCTTGGAGGGGAAGAGCGTCGAACGTTCCAAGCAATCGTTCGTTATCGCCAAGAAAACCCGAACAAGCTGCCTGAAGAAAAAGCAGTAACTGTTAAGGGAACAGGCGGAGGCTATTCAGATTCAAGGGTCGAGCTGCTACCCCAAGAGCAATTTGACTTGACAACGTTTTGCACTTCTGAGCATCACGCGGTGATGGTGGCCAAATACTTTTTAAGTTTGCGCAAGCTAGTAACGCATACGATCAGTTTTTCGACAACTTTGGATGGCTTAAATATTGCCGCAGGTTCTTACATAAAAGTGGCTACTCGCTCAAGCCCATACAGCAGCGCAAGAAACGGAACGATCAATGCAGCCGGAGCGGTTACAAGCCTGACTGATTTTGCAGATGGTCAGTACAGAGTCAGTTATTTCAAAGCTGATTCAGAAGACGTGCAGGATGGCGTCATGACGGTTAGCAATAAAACCGTTTCTGAAAGCACCTTTGCTAGTTCAGTGTTTGCAATGATTGACGACAGCGTTTCGCAGAACGTCTACGTTGTAGAGCAACTAACCTTCTCGCAAGAGGGTACGGTTGACATTGTTGCTTCTGAGCATCCTTGCTTTTCAGACGGGCGCAGCAAATTGGTAAATGCGATCCTTTTCGACAGCTTTAAAATCTTCTGATGGCTTTCCCGAATCTAGTTCCTACAAGTCGTTCGTTTGAGTCGGGCGACTATCCGGTAAAGACGTTCAGGGCACAAAGCGGCGCAGAGACAAGGATTCTCTACGGCGACAAGCGCACCAACATGAAACTGTCTTTGACGTACTCAAACATTACAGACGCAAATGCTGCGTTGTTTTTGATCCATTTTGATTCTGAGACCAATGGCACGTTTAGCACTTTTGCACTTGCTGCCAACACCAGGCTGGGCTGGACCGAGCACAAGAAATATCTAGGGGCTGGAGATTCTGGCAATCGATATAGGTATGAGAACGCACCACAGCAAGTACAGGTGCGACCAGGGGTAAGCACTGTTACAGTGAATCTGATCGGCGTGCTGACCTAATGGCAAAGGTTTACAGCGGCAGAGATGGGACCATGCAGGTCAATGGTTCGACCCTTGCCAAGGTCGTTAGCTTTTCTGTCCAATCAAGTCTTGAAACGCTTGAGACGACAACACTGAATGAGCATCTTCGCTCTTACACTCCAGGTGTAGTCAGCTATGCAGGTTCAGCAACGTTGCTGTATTACAAAGCATCGAACAACGTCATCAATACAACCAATGTTTTGAACAAGCTATATAGAACGGGAACTTCTGGGGTCAGCAGTAGCGACACAGTTGCTCTTACGTTTAATTGGGTTGATGGCTCAGACAGTAACAGCATCAGACTCAATGCGTACATTACTGGCGCAAATATTGGCGCAGCAACCGCCGACCTTGTTCGCGCAGAAATCAGTTTTCAAGGGACTGGTGAGCTGCTAACTGTAACTATCTGATGACTGTCTATCTTGGAACGTATGGCAAAGTTGAGCTGCGCAGACAGTTCGATGGCACGGATTTAAGATCGGTTGTCAATTCAAGTGACGTTAACGTTATTCGCAAACGGTTAAGTTTTGACTTCAAAAGAGGCCAGTTAATAACTGGAGATCAGGTTGAGATAACAAGCGTTTCCGGCGTTGCTCTTTCTTTTTTCTCTGGCTACGCCAAGACAAGCATCAAGAGATACATCAATGTCGATGCTTTAGGCGGGATCAGGTTTTACACAGCATTTGCCGATGCAATCAACGGTACTGTCGCAAGCGCTGCAACGCTTGCTGTTCCCTCAAGCAATATCACCATCAGGGTTGAAGTTCAAAATGCAGATTACAGACTGCTTGCACAGCTTGATAGCTGGGAGCTAAACACACAAAGAGAAACGGCAGACACCACGTCGCTGTCGGAAGAGTTTCGGAGCCAAGTCAGCACTTTGCTGTCTGGCTCTGGTCGCATGTCATGTTTCTGGGAGTACATAGGAGACACGGTTAACGACCTGCCTCAATATCTGATTCAGCTTCTGCTGCGTGCCAGGGTTGGCGGCAGCTTTAGTGCTCGCTTTTACTTGAAAACAGGTAATTACAACCCAAGCGGAGTTGCAGCAACCGTCAACGATCAAATCTGGTATGAATTTGAAGGCATCTTGACCTCATGCGCAACCCAAATCACCCCAGACTCAGCAGTCAAGATCGCGGCTGATTTTATTACAACCGGAGAAATCAAACTACAAGTCGAGCTGCAGCCAACGGACTTCTTGCTGCAGGAAAACAGCGATGAGATCTTATTGGATCAAGGCGGTGGCGCTAAACTGTTGATCGAAAGCTCCGATCTTTAGGCCCGGGAGGGTGACTGTCAATGGCAGACCTTAAAATCAGCGAACTAAACGCCCTGGCCGGGTCCAATTTAGTCGCAGCCGATGAACTGGCGATTGTTGATGACTCAGCTAGTGAAACCAAAAAAATCACGGTTTCAGACCTGATCGCTAATGGCGTCACCGTAATCAGTGACGACGCTATCCCTGGGGCAAAGATCCTGTTTGCCGCTGGCGATATCGCAACAGCAGCCTTAGCGGATTCAGCAGTCACAACAGCCAAGCTGAATGATTCAGGAGTTACAGCAGCAAAGCTGGCCGATGAATCCACGGTCGACCTTGTCACGACGTTGCCTACTTCTGGTGACTTTAGTGGTCAGCTAGCCGTTGATACTGACGACAACTCGGTTTATTGCTGGAACGGATCAGCGTGGTTGAGTCTTAAGGCGCCTGCTTCAATTAATACAGTCAGCGGCAGCACGACTGGTGAAATCAATATTGTCACGACTATCAGCGGTGACACTGCCACAGTCTCGGCAACAATTGACAACACAACATCAGCCGCACAGTTCCTTGCTGGCCCTACTGGAAGCGGTGGCGTTGTTGGTTATAGGACAGTCGTCGGCAGTGACTTACCTACAGCAACGACAAGCGCAAAAGGCGGTGTTGTCGTCAATGGCAATGGTCTCATCATGGATGGCGACACCATTGAGATCAACAACGCTGTCACGTCTAGTGGAACGCATCACGTTGTTACCTATGACGCAAATGGCTTGATCACAGGCGGTCGAACGCTGGTTTCAAGTGATCTCCCTATTGCAACGGCTTCTGCCCGTGGTGCGGTTATTCCTGGCGACGGGTTGACCGTTGATGTAAGCGGCAACCTAAGTGTTGACAACACTGTTGCTGCTGACACTTACACAAAAGTCACAGTTACAGCCCAAGGCTTGGTGTCTGCTGGAACCACACTGTTAGCCAGCGATATCCCTGATCATTCAGCGGCAAAGCTGACTTCAGGAACAATCCCTACATCGATTCTTGCTAATTCTGCTGTTACCGGCGTTAAGTTAGCCGATCAAGCGACTACTAAGTTTGGCGGTGCGCTTGGCAGCGACAACGTCACAATTTTCCCTTCTGGTGATTACAAGGGACAGTTCTTCTACGACGAGACGACGGCTGATCTTTATATCTATACCGGGTCTGCTTACGTCCCAATCACGCTGTTGACCGGCAATTTGGTGAATGCTGGCGTTTATAACGCGAACACGAACCTGCTTTCAACTGTCACAACAGCAGGCTCATCGGCTGGATTTACGGCAGGCGCTGCCTTGCCTGCACCTACAGGGACAAACCTCAATCACTATGTGGTTGTTTCCGTTAGTGGAACGGGTAGTGGAGCAGCTCCGGCGGTTGCTCTTGCGCCGCCAGACATGTTGCTGTCGCAAGGTGTCGGTGCTGAGTATTCATTGATCGATGTAAGTAACGCGATCGCCGGACAAACCGCAGCAAATATTTCTGTTGTAGCAGCAGGCAACATTATTGCCACAAATGTGCAATCTGCGTTGCAGGAGCTTGACACAGAAAAGCTTCAGTTATCTGGCGGCGACGTGATGACCGGCGACCTAAATCTAGGCACTGGCGTTGACATTGTTTTTGAAGGTAGTGCCGCCGATGATTATGAGACAACTTTGGCAGTTACAAATCCGACTGCTGATCGCACGATCACACTGCCAAATGTGACCGGCACTGTTATTACAACGGGTGACACTGGAACGGTCACTAGCACGATGCTGCTGGATGGAACGATCGTTAATGCCGACATTAATGCTTCTGCCGAGATTGCAGTTAGCAAGCTTGCAAACGGTACTGCGCGTCAACTGCTGCAGACCGATTCTGGCGGATCAGGCGTTGAATTTACAAGCAACATTGATGTTCCTGGGACGTTAGATGTCACGGGTGCGGTAACGCTTGATTCAACACTGGCAACCACTGGTTTGATTAGTGCAAATGGAAAGATTAGTTTCCCGCTAGGCACTGCAGCCGCTCCAAGCATTTACTTTGGCAGTGATACAAACACAGGTGTTTTCTCACCTGCTGGGGACAAAGTAGCAATCACGACGGCAGGAACGCAGCGCGTAACTGTTGACAGCTCGGGAAATGTTGGGATTGGTACTACTGCACCACAACGCAACTTTCACATTCATGAACCAGCAAGTAGCACAACTGTAGGCATGATGCTTACAAATGGCGGTACGGGTGCATCCAATGACAGTCAAGGATTTCAATTAAAAGTAGGTGGTGATACGCACGCTGAGATTGCTCAAATGGAAAATAGCAATCTTAGATTTTTAACTAATGCAACCGAGCGAATGCGAATCGACAGCTCGGGCAGGGTTTTAATAAATGAAACAGCGGCTGCAACTTCAGATTCGTATTTAACAGTAAAAAATGCGTCTGCTCATTGTGAAGTAAATATAATGTCAGGACCTTCCCATGGAAGTGTTATAAACATGGGAGATACTGGTGATTATAATATTGGTCGAATTAAATACGACAACAGCACTAACTCTTTTCAGTTTCAGACTAATAACACCGAGCGCCTACGAATTAAGTCTGATGGCACTTTGTACGCTATTAAATCAGGCTCGTTGATTGCTAATGCAGAGCAAACAGTCGCAGTATTCCAAAGGAGTTCGGCCGCTGGGTCGACTTCTAAAGTTTCAATTGTAAGCGGCAACGGAGCTAGTTCTCATATTAACTTTGGGGACACCGATGATGAAGATATTGGTCAGCTTGTATATGATCACAGCAATAATTCAATGCAGTTTCGCACTTCATCGACCGAGCAGATGCGAATCGACAGCTCGGGCAATGTAATTGTGGGAGGAACGTCTACTTCCTCAACCAATGCAGCTTATATATCTCAGAATGGTACATACGTTTCAAACAGAACAGCAGGTACTAATGATCTTTTTAACGGTAAATTAAATGGCACTGTAACCAGCACTATTAACGCGGACGGATCAATCAGTGCGGCTGGCTCAATACAGGTCGGGTCAGGTTCTGCACCCGCAGGAGTTATAGCTAGTCAGTTTTATTCAAACGGAGGCACTACTACATATCATGCTGCAATTTTTGCGCAAAACATGACAGCAGGTGGTCGATTATTTTCTGGGGTTAATCAAAGTAGCACCCAAACAGTCTCTATTCTGAATACAGGCGCCGCCACATTTGCTGGCAGCGTCATTTCTGGATCATTAGCACCAGGAGGAGGTGGTGGTAACTACTTATCTGCTGGTGAGGTTGCTGCTTACTCCCCAGCCGCTGGTAATCATGTTTGGAGAGGATGGAATGCTTCCAGTAGTCCAAATGTCAACACTTCCCAAATTTATGCTAATGGAAATGCTGTATTTGCTGGCACCGTTTCGGCAAGCAACATTTCTGATATTCGTTTCAAAGAAAATATCACCGATGCAAATCCACAACTTGCAGATGCTGTTGCTCTTGGATCACAACTTAAAAACTTTGACTGGAACGATGATGCACCTCTTAACGAGGAATTACGTGCAAAGCGTTTCCTTGGTTTAGTTGCACAGGAAGCCGAAAAAGTTTGCCCTGGTTTGACTTATACCGTACCTCGCACTAAGCAAGGTAAAGAACTAACACCCGCTGTACTGGATAAAGATGGTAATGAAACAAAAGCTGCAACATATGAAGAGTTAGATGACAGTTATAAAGCAATCAACCATGACATCCTTGTGATGAAGTTGCTTGGTGCAGTTGCTGAACTTTCAGCCAAAGTCGCAGCCCTTGAAGCTGGTTGACAGTAAACCGCCCCGTGGCAACGCGGGGCTCTGCAGTTAAACTCACTTCATTGCTCTTACTTCATGGCAAACACCTACACGTGGAAAGTCGGTCAGTGCGACCGCAACTTGTCAGACGGAATGATTTCAACATTGCATTACACCGTTAATGCTGCAACTGAGGATGGCGTTTACTCCGCTGGTGCGTATGGCTCAGTCGGATTGGAAGCCGCTGAATCAGACAGCATGATTGCTTATGACAAGGTGACTGAAGCGCAAGCTATTTCCTGGGCACAGGCTGCAATCGGTGGTGCAGACAAGGTTGCAGAAATCCATGCTGCTTTGGATAATCAGCTGACAGAAAAACGCACCCCAACAACAGGCACTGGCCTCCCTTGGTCAGCCTGATGACCTTTATTTTTGGTGCGCTGGCTGGGGTTGTACTGACAGCCCTTGTTTTAGCTTTTGATCCAAACGACGACCTCTACGAAGACGAACGACGTGATTGCTAGACCTGACCCAATGATCCCCTGCAAGCCAGGGGCAGAAGATCTAACTGCGATGCGGAATCGTGTGACGTGGCTTGAGATGCTTTTTATGCTCGAAGGCCGCGACAACCCTGACCATCCACAACGTGGTCTTTACACGGGATTGCACAAAAAGCACTACTCAACGTTCCCTGGAACGGATGAAAACTGATCGTGTAGATCACATCCAAAACTGTCCATTGACTATCGCAGTTAAAGTACCTACAGAAAACGTTGACTCTTTCAACAATGATCAAATCTTTTGCGATTGGTG